TTAACTCTCTATCGTCACCATATCAGCAATAAATTCTCTGTGCAATATCTTTCTATGTCGCCAACATAAGGCCGTATTGATTTCTGCTAGACCATTGATTTTTGTTTTCTTAGCTCTTCGTCCGCATTTCTTCCCTGCCTTATTGCCGTTGCGCAAAATGAAATCACACTTCAACCTAAGCGGCTCAACCATCTTAGAGATTTGTTCTTTCAATTTTCGCGTCTCTGGTTTCACTGCGCCAGTTTCCTTTGCTTCTTAATTTCCAGCCACTTTTTGTAGGCTGCGCTCTTTGGCTGAGACTGCCCGAGTCCGCCACACCACCAATCGTTTCTCAGTAGTACCTTGCACATTCTGCGCCATGATGGTGCCCAACATTTTGCCTCTAACTCAGGTGGCGCTTCTTGCGGTATTTGCGTGTATCCTCTGTCTCTCCATCCCTTAATGAACTTTTTGAAGCGAACCATGTAATGATCGCGTGTTGTCTTCGGCAGAGTTCGCAAGAGAAGATTACAAAAACTTTGCCAAGTGTGATTTGGTGGAAGTTTTATCTTGTCGTAACCCATGACGTTACCGGCTTCTTGCACATACAGAGCGCCAGAGTTTGCACCGTTAACTCTGGCTACCAACTTGAACCACGTTTCAGGCTCAAGAATGTGATAGAGCCATAATCCGCGTCTTTGATCGTCTCCGAATGGCTGACATAACCTCTGGTCGCTCAACGGCACTCCTGCCATCTGCATACGATCATAGATTCGGTTGTGTGGCTTGTCCGGATACTGCGCATGGTAGCGCCAGATATCTTCAGTCATCCAGTCATAAATTGGATAGATATTGAAAACCTTGTCAATAATTTTCGTAGTCCAGCGCCAACCGTTCAGCGTTAGATTGCGCTTCTCCCAGGTTGCTATTGCGCAATATCTATGCAGGCTCTCTTGTGCTCGAATTCCGATAAATGCAGACGTTGGCCTTTTCTCGCCGTACCACTCACCAAACAAAACAATAAACTCTTCAAACTCCATTTCCGGCAGAGCGAACGGGTAATCGCTTTCAGTCTTACAGAAAGACGGTTTTTGTCTTACCCATAGATCACGCTTTGTTTCATCCCAACACGTCCAGCGTGGTTCAAAATTTGTTACCGCATTCCTGAGAAGCATTGGTATACAAATCCAATGCGGTTCGATGTAATCCGCGTACAGATCGAAAAGATCATGCAGATGCCGGATTGTTTCCTGATACTGTGCTTCAAAATCAATGAACATTACCGCTACTTTGCGCTTGCGCGGGATGGCCTGATCCATCACGAGATGTAGAAGGACGGAAGAATCCTTACCGCCAGACAATGCAACATAAGTGCGTTCCGTATTGTCGATTGCTAGACCGATACGCTCACGCGCTGCCTGTAATACATTAGCGTCTTGATATGATTTCCCCATTAGTAAATGTCCGATTGTCTCTCGCCTGAAATTGCCTCATCCATCGTAACCGCTGGCCTTCCGTTTGCCTCAAGCCATTTGTTGAGATACACCAAGGCGGCTTCATTCGCCTCTATCTGCTGTTCTGGCGTTAGCAGATGGAATCCACCACGGTAAGCCTGAGGGATGCCCATATCGTAACAAGCTGATGCCTGTCCTAGCCACGCAATACGATTCATTGCTACATTGGTTAGGCAATGTTCGCATGAATGCTTCCACTCTGTGATTACACACTGGAGGGTAGTGGAAAATCTTTTTGTATCAGCCAAGAATTCGCGGTACATTTCCTCGCAATCTTTCTTGCTGAATCCCTCTTTAGACGGAGCGTAAAATCCGGCCTTGTAGCACTCCCAGGTTTCGTAGCGATGGAAAATCCTATTCGGGTCTGATGTATTAACAGTACGAAAGTCTTTTACCTCGTTCGCGTAATCATCCGCATTGTCGGTTAGTTCCTTAAAATCCTCTTCCGTAACTTGTCCTTCAGCATTCCATGAGCGGGAGAATTCTTGATCTGAGAATATATCGGTAAGCCCGGTTATTTGAAGTAAGCGCAAAACTTCATCTTCATCCATTCCGAGTTCGCGGCAGATGCGCTCCGTTGTCCAATTTCTACGCTTCAGTTCAACAACAATATCGCTCATGCCTTCGACTTTGTGTTTCCCTCTGGCCTTGTTATGTCTGACGGTTGCAGCCATTCTATCGCTACGATCTAAACGATCTGCGTTGGCTATAACTACAGGAAGGTACCCCTTGATACGCTTGCGAATTATGGTAGATTCTTTGCCGACGCGATGACGATGAAAGCCGTCAATGACTTCTATTTTTTCTTCGTCTTTCCAAGCTACTATTGGCTGAGTATAGCCGTCTGCCTGGATACTTAGTTCGAGTAGCTTCATCTCGGGAGGAGCTACTGAATTTGGGTTATATGGGTTCCCGAAAACTTCTTCCAATGGAATCCATTTAACGAAGTCAACAGGCTCATTTTTTAGCGGGGATACTTCATGCAGAGTTTGACGAATTTCGTTTATCGCCTCGATTCTGTCATAGTCCGATAGTTTCAGGAGTTCTTTTACGATTGGCTTAAGTTGTTCCGAAAACTTACCACTTACCGTAACTACTTTCAAACCGTTAAGCGATAGCTGCTCTTGTTGTGTCTTGGCTGCCATTTTTCTCCCAGATTTTTTATGCGGAACGAAAAGATAATCTGGGGAAAATCTAATCGTTCCGCATGTCCACTTAAACGCGGGTTCAAGTGACTAGCTTTTTACTCGCCGCTTGCGTGAAGTTCCGGCACGTCTTCCGGTTCGTCGCCTTCGTCTTGTCGTTCTTTCAGTTGCTCGTAGGCGTCACGGTTGCTCATGCCTGAAAAGTTCGGGTTCTCTGTCTGCCCTTGCATGAAGTACTCGCCCAAGCCTTCCAGCGCTTCCGCCCTGTTGTCCAATTCGTGCAGCGCCATGATTGCCTCAATGGCAATATCCAGATTGGCCTTCACGGTTTTGGGAACGAATACATGTTCGCTTTCTTCGATCTGCGCTTCTGGAGCTTTCCTGCTCACGGTCTTGCGCAGCTTTTTCTCTGAACCTTTCGCGGCTTCCACGATTTCAGGGTCAGACAATTTTGCCTTCGGTACACTTACCAAAAGCTGCAAATTGCGCGAAGACATTTTCTTCAGGTCTTCTTCCGGAATGTGCGGGACAAGTTTCTCTGCTACTGCAATCGCCTTGAACCGCTCAGAACGGGACATAGGCATTGCGTTCGCTGCCCACTTCTCGATTGACTTGAATCCGCGATTGCCGGTATCTGGATTCACGGCCAGACGCCACAACTCGTATACCATGAACTGTCGGATGACGATTGCCGCCTGAATGAATCGACCTTCAAGTTGCCGAATTACCCTGTCGCCCTCGTCGGCCATCTTGATTTTTTGGTCTTCGGTAAGCTCTTTCAACGCCGGAACAATCGCGCCTTCGCCCAAAGAAGTTACCTGCTCCAACGTAAGAGCGCCAGTCTTCGGTTTCCGGTTCGCTTCTTTTTCTGCTTTGCGCTGTGCTGCCTTCAGTTCGCGCTCTGCTTTCTTTGCGGCCTTATCGGCCTCGCGCTTTAATTTTTCGGCTGCCTTTTGGGCTTCCTTCGCTTCTTTGGCCAGTCGCTTTTTTTCTTCAGTCGCCTGTTTCTTGAGTTCCTTTTTTGATGGCCGATTTTCCGTTGCTGAAGGAGCCCCCTCGCGCATCTGTCTCATTGCCTCTGCTTTGCTGTTGCCCTTTTTCTTTTTTGTTGCCATAACGCCCTCACCTTCTTTCTTGTTTTGGAGTCTTACGGTAAGACTTTTTATTGCACTATTGGACGTTAGCATTTTGCTTAAGGACGTGTCAATGGGTTACTTGATAACTTTACATGTATTTCATCTTGATACATCCAGAGTCGCGATAACTGATCCATTTCACCAATTAAAGTGCCTCATCCGTCATTCCGTTGCCCTCTACGGCAATCAGTTATCTCCCACACACAGAGCAAAACTTTCTGTAAATCAGGCATTATTTATTCCAATTCCACAGCATACGATTGCCTTTAGCTGGTATTGGCGGCTCGAATACTTCCATCATTTCAAGATGCCATGCATATCTACCGTTTTCGTAGTTACCGAATATTCGTTCGCGCTCCGATAAATCAAATATGGTATCGGTTTCCTCGATAGCCAGCAGTTTAACTATGCAAAGAACTTTGCCCAGGGGTAAGCCTTTAAGTATGTCGGAAACATGTTTCCCTAAACGGTCATCACGGTCACGCCTTACAGAAAATACGTCTGCAAGTTCGTCGCGGAATATCGCGGTTTGAGCTGAAGTCCCTAGATAGGACACCGGAAATGAGGCTGCTGAATGGATGGCGATTGGGCCTCTGTACTTCGTAGTCCAGCATCGTGTTTCAATATTTTTAACTTCCATCGCAACTAAAGTCGCCCACGGTTGCCATAGCGTTAATGCTTTCATTTGTGTCCATCCTCAAACCAAAGTATTGACCTATCCATTGTGACCGGCAGTTTGCCTATCGTTCCGTTTCTTTGCTTGGCTACGATTAGCCAGTGCCTATCTTGCTCTTCTTCCCACACAAATATTTCAGTGTTCGCGTCCTCTTCCAGCCTTGAAGCCTGCTTAACATCCCCCTTGCGCGGTGGACGCTTCCCGCTCTGGCGGTCTTTGTCGCGATTCAATTGCGCAAGAACTATTACCGGAACGTTTTCTGAATTCGCCAACGATACTAGAGATTTTGAAATGTACTCCATGCGCTGCGTTTCGTTTTCTCCTGTACCGTTTACCAAGCTGGCTTGGTCTAGCCAGACCATTTCGATTCCTTCTTTTCTTATTGCGGCCCTCGCCATGGAACACACGTGGTCTATGTGTTTATTTCTGGAATCGTCCACTATCCAGAGTGGCCACTTCTTTACCGATTCGAGATGGCCTTTAAACATTTCTACTTCTGATTTATTTCCTAGGATGTGCGCTTGGTCATCCATCAAACGGAAGTCTCTAAGTTTCGTTCCGCTGATATTTGATGTCGGAGAAAGCAGATTCGTGATGAACGATCTTCCGTAAACTTCATACGTGAAGA